TCCAACAGTAATAATGAAGTTAATTGAGTTTGATTCTGTAACTGATAACGCAGGAGCGAGGGTCAATGCCGTGGCGCTATTATTTGATACATAAACATTAGGTGTTCCAGTAACTGTTGTGCTGGTTGAACCTGCAAATACTGTTGTTCCAGAACCCGTCACCGTAATATTGCCAGTGCCAAATGCAAGCGTGCCGCCTGTACAGGTAACAATACCCGTTGTCCAAGTGAACGTGCCAAGGCTTAGAGTTCCAGCCGTAAGCGTTGTAGTGACTGTTGACGATGTAGTAAACGCATCTTGGGGTGTTACAGTACCACCGGGGCTGTTAATGGTAATTGGGTTTGTAAACGTTTTTCCTGCGCTAGTAATTGTCTGACTGCCGCGCCCTGCAAAAGTAACCACAGATGCGCCAGATGTTGTGGTTCCTGTGCCGTTTATCCAGTTGCCATAAACAGCAATAGATCCGCCAACGCTGAGCGTCATTGTGTTGCTGGTACGGGCAGACATATCCACCGTGCCCAAATTCCAAGCCGTACCAATGGTAATGGTAGCTCCAGAGTTAAGACCTGTTGCCTCAAATATTGCTGTATCTTGTGCAAGGGGGAAATTATTTACTGAGGGTGTCCCGCCGCTTGTCAGGGCCCATCCTGTGCCAGACATTGCACCACCAGCAGCAAGGTTCCAATATTTGTTTACACCCGTTGGGAAGGTAATCCCGCTATTGCCTTTGCAGTCGCCAAACCGAGTTCCAGAAATAGGTGCTGCGGCTCCAGCAAGAGTGATATCTCTAAAATCATAGTCAGCAGAGCCAGCGGTGAACGTGGTTACGGTAAGCGTGCGAGTTGTCCCTATGGTGTCTGAAGTCACTAAGGTGCGATAGGACGAGTTAGTACCCGCGTTAAGAGTTAACGTGGTAATCGTTTGGCTTGCGCCGAATGTGACCGATGAAACCCCAGAACTACCGGTTCGACCTGCAATTGAGAATGTATTGAATGTATTTGCGCCAGTAACCGATCCACTTAAACTTGATGCGCTTGTAAAACTGACGTTATAAAAGGTTTGTCCGCCACCAACAAAAGAGGGGGCAGTACTACTACAGTTTATTTGCGAGGTTCCGGCATTAAATGTCAGGTTTGTTGATGTTGTAAACGTTATTGAAGCAATACCTGCCAACGCAAGCGTACTTGAACCTAACGTAATTGTTCTAACGTTTGAGTTGCTGGATTGAATGCTGCCGCCAGTAAAATTATAGTTAGCAGTATCAAACGTACCGTTTGTTAATGTAAAAACGTTTGTGCCAGATAGCGTTAAAGCGCTACCTAATGTCCATGCCCCGCCAACTCCATTAAGCGTCATTGATGCACTAATGGTTGTTCCATTGGTTGTAATTGTTTTTCCGGTGGTTGTAGCATTGAATGTTATTGCTCCCCCCGAACTCCATACAGTCCCAGCAAGCAAAGACATTGAACCGCTGATTGCAAACGTAGGTGCTGTACCCGTTGCAAACGTAACCGTACCTGCTGATACCGTAATATCAAGACAAGTCAATGCACCCGTACAAGTGACGGTATAGGTTCCAGCTTGGTCAAAGAATACTGAATCTGCGGCGGTGGGAACAGACGCACCCCCGGGCCCACCGGATGAGGTTGACCAGTTAGTTGTGGTTGTGGTGTCCCAAGTACCCGCGCCACCACGCCAGTATCTGTTCGCCATTTAAACCCCCGGGACAGGAGGTTCGTCTTGGGGCGGTGTAGTTACGGCTGCAATCCAATTGTTTAAACGCTCTTGCTTCATGGCTTCGACAGTTGCGTCATCAGGTATCTGACTGTCAGGAAACCACAAGGCATCGGCAAACTTGCCGTACTGTGTGTCAAACTCAAAGTTGATCTTGACCATTGTCTACCCCGGATTAGCCAGCAAGGCTGAAGGTGTAGGTTACTTGGAGCGTGTCACCGTTTACAACAGAACGGTCGCCCGGGGACTGGAAGTCAGCCGCCGAGAACAACGTACCCGTGGAGCCACCCTTGGTGCTGTTGCTGATAAGGAACGCTCCGCCCACGGTACTGCTTGCGTTAATGTTGAACGTTGCCGGAGAAGCACTGTTGGTTACAACAGAGGGGTTTGCGGCGGTAGCGGCGGCAAACGTTGCGGTGGGGCGGGTTGCGTTGCTATACGGGGTAACTTCAGTCCATCCTGCATGGGATGCGGCTGTGTCGCCTGCGGCTGGGTTATTGGAGGCGGCGGCACCATACAGGCCGATATACCATGTGGTGATCTGCGCCGTGGACGTTAAGGCCACGCCCGCCATGTACTGGAGGCCCACGTTAACAACTAGGTTGGACTCCTCGGCAGACCACTTCAGCTTACCGTCCTTGTCAAAGCATTCAATTACAAACCGACCGGTGGCCTTGGCTTGCTCAGAATGACGGGTTCCCGCGATCAGACCACAAGAAACGGAGTCTTTTGCGTTTAGTTTTTCTATAGACATGGTGTTTCCTTAGATGGACGAGCGGATAAGAGCCGCAGAAGCCGTATTGGCTGGCATCGTAATGGTGAATGTGCCGGTGGTCGTTTTGTCCGCCCCGAAGTCCAAAACAGCAACTGACTTGTTGCCCTTGCTGCTGTTGTAAATAAGAGCGCACCGGGCAGTGAAAGAACCCGGGTTCCAGACAACATTGTCAAACCCAACATAGGCCGTATACCCGGAGGTGTTGACCGTAATCCCGGTCATGGTTTTACCGCCTGCGGTGTAGCCAGAAGCCACAATCTCATTGGAGGTTGTGTAGACGGTGGTGTCTGCGTTTAAATCAGCGTTACCGTTGTACAAGGCGATCTTGATCACATCCGTGGTCAGGTCATGGATGCCTTGGTACAACTGAGCCTTGAAGCTGGTGGTTTGGGTCTGGACGATACTCATTTGACCGGGTTCCTCGCCTGACCATCACGATAAGCATCCATGCGCTGTTTGCCATCACCCAGATTCTTGAGCAGGCCAATCGCTTGGATATATCTATTTTGATATAGGGCAACCATGTCCTGCTCACCCTTCATGTAGGTGATGGCTTCCATCATGGTTCCGTTGAACAAGGCAGAGTCGAAGTTATCGCCCAGCCAAGTTGTTCCGTTGGCATTGGATACCGTAGCCACAGGAACGCTAAACCCGCTTCCCGTGCCACCAATGCTGGATGCCGCACATGACAATGTATCCCCAACTGCGTAATACACGCCCGGGTTGGAAATGGTCACAGAGCTTACCGAATTGGAAGAAACAACAATGGTGGCAGTAGCCGTGGATCCAGTGCCTCCCGTGAGGGGGACATTGAAATACTTGCCGTTTGTGTATGAAGAACCACCGGTAATCGTTCCAAGAGAAGCAATTGCGCTCTGAACGATGGATTCCGGGTAGTAGTAATAATGCAGTTCTGCGTTGTATGCCAGATTGGGCGTCGGGCCAACGATAAACGACAGTTCGTTTACATCCGTAGACTGGGGGCCAAAGATGGCGTAATGCTTAGGCAGTCCCCGATACGACGGGTTGGGATATGCCTCACGCATGAAGTTCACATCCTTGTTCAGGAGATACAGGTAATCCCCTTGGAACGTGACCGTGCCACTTACAGTCCCGCTATTTGTGACTGACAATGTGACGGTCGTCCCGACAATTGAACTGACGGTTGCTCCAGTACCAATTCCGGTGCCAGAGACATACATTCCGGCAGAGATCCCCGTAGAGGAAGAGACCACAATGGTGGACTGCCCAGACGTACCCGTAGCGGTTGGGGTGACGTAAGAGTAAACAGCCAAGCTGTAAACAGACAGGAAGTCAGCAGGACAGCTCAGGTATTTGTTACCAGCAGACAAAGAACCCGTCACGTTTTTCCGCAGGTTTGCAATCTGAACAGTGTTGTAAATATTCTGTTCAGCCTGCCGGATCATGGTGTTCATGTCCGCTGTGGGAAAGTTATTCTCACAGTAGTCTTGAACAGCAGTGACGAGTTCGTTGTATGTCATGTCAACCTCAAGCCATAGGGCCCCGAGCCATTACGCCTTTGGTAGCGCAACCAGTGCCACGGATCTTAATACCGCTGGTCTTGGTTGGCTCATTACCAGCAGATTTGCTGACGGCTCCGACAGACATATCGTATGTGTCTAGCTTACTGCGATTGGGTTGTTTGCCGGGGTTGGTGTCCATCTTGACCTCTTTGCCAGCCATGGTGTGGGGCTTGGCATAGACGGCGGCAGAACCAACCTCTTTACCCATCAATTTTTGACTGAATTTAGCCATATTAGCCTCCGCGAGAGCTGGATTTCTGGTTCATAGCCCGGGCCATATTGCGTCCATACTTCTTCATATTCATAGAAGTAACGCCGCCTTTAGCCAGCTTGGTGGGGGCTTTGCCGGGGTGCATGTTTTTCTCATGCTTATGAATGGCAGAGCCAATCATCTTTTTGTCTTGCGCTAGGTCTTTCTTGTCCATTTCAGACTCCTTTAGGATATCGTTACTGTACCAACATATGTCGTTGCCACCAAATAATTTGGCGTCAGTCCGACATCGAACTCTCTTGCTCCACCAACCGGAGCCCATCCCCACTGAATATCCCGGGATCCACCGGACGGATATCCATTCACGTTCTCTCCAGAGGTGATGTAGGTATTGTCCTTGCGGGGATTCCTAAGAGCCTGCGGATCCTCCACCGGGAAGGTTCCAAGCATTAACTGCGGCTGATCAGGATCCCAGCATTCCGGGCACACCAGCAACTCATACTTGCGTTGCTTGATGATCTCCGTCTTCAGATTCTTCAGTTTAAACTGCTGCCCGCAGCGGTCGCACATGGCAATCGCACGGACACCATTTGCAAAACGATTAGGCATTAGTAGCTGCTCCCAATGAATTGGGGCCGGGGCACATAGCGGTCAGATGCCTTCTCCCGGTCTTCACCAGCGGCTAGGTTGAACTGCTCATCGTATGCCGCTTTCAGCATGTCTACCCGGGGAGCAAGCTCAGGTTGCTTCATGGCAATGTAATAGGCCAAACCAGCCGCCATGGCTGGGTAGAAGCGGAAATTAACGTCCTGAGTCTGAACGCCAGATCCTGCATCTTCAATCCGACGCATTCTCCAGTACCGGAAAACATAGTACGGGCTTTCCTCTGTACCTTGGTCAGGAACAGGCCACACAGTGATCTTAGGGTTATCCCGTAGACGCTGAACCCAAACCTGAATAGGACGGGCCTGAGACAGCTTGTTTGGGATGGTTGCATAGGTAGAAACACTAATACGGGTGATCGTCAGATCGGCCTGCGTGGACACGTTACCTTGCCCAGTACGAACCACATGCTCCAACAGATCAATGGTGTCTGCGGGGAGATCGTATTCGGCTTGACCTTGGATGAGGTTTACATACCCCTCATCAATCGTCCACATGTTGATGCCACGGTTCTGCCACTCGATGGTCATCAGGTTCATGGAGCGACGGGCGGTGCGCAGGTCATAGCCTGAGCGCATCTCCCGACCGGCACGCTCCCACGCCTCTTCTGCGAGTTCTGTGAACTCCAGATTGAAATCGGTTGTGCCGGATACTGCCATGATTTATCCCTTGGCTGCGTTCATGTTGTCGATCAGGTTGGGATAAGGCCGACCAGCCGCCTTAGCCCGGGCCTTGGCCTTGGCCTTCTTCTTGGCAGAAAGGGCTTGGGGAGCGCCAAGACCTTTAGGCCGTGGCTTGCTCCACACCTCACCGCCTTCGGCATACTGCGTGAAGTCAGTATTATCCCGGCGAGCTTTACGCACCCCGGAAGGCATTTTGCTGGGTGCTATATCCCCCATACCACGGCTTGCCATCATGTTACTTCCCCTTGGTGTAGCCGCCGCCACACATGATCATCGTGCCCTTGGTTTTGCCGCGCCGAGCAATACCATCTGCACGGCTAGATGCAGAAGAAACCTTGCCGCCCTTTTTGTACATATTGTCTTCTGTTTCACCACCCTCGGCATAGTATTTCGGCCCCATGCT